CCTGTATAGGTGGTGATATGATTGGTTAAAGCTAATAAGAAGACTTGTATTATTTGCGGTAAAGAAAAGCCGATAAAGGAATTTATCAAGCATAGAAACGCTTATATGTATGAGACTTTCGGTGTCTGTAGCGCTTGTGCCAAGAGAATCACTAAAGAGACGGGTACTCCTGTTGAAGCATTGAGAATGGCTAACATTCCGTATGTTGAGGAACTATGGTTAGACCAAAAAGAAAAATTTGAGGGAGCAGACGATGAAGCGTTTGCAGCATACCTCAGAGCTATCGGGCCTAAGACCCAGTTTAGTAATTTCTTGAGTGGTAATGTTTCGCTATCAAGCGAGCTATCTTCCAATAGTGATTTTGTAGTGACAGAAGAAATCGGAAAGCGTTGGGGCTACGATTTAGATGAAAACGTTTACAGAGCACTCGAATCTCAGTATAACGACTTACTTTCTATTAAGAAGCCAACTACAAACATTGAGGTAAGTCAGTATATTGCATTATGCTGGAACAAGTACAACTATCAACTTATGGTAAGAGATTACTCTACCAAATCGGTTGAAAAGAGTTCACTAAACAAGCTGATTGAAGAAAGTACTAAGAGCTTAGGTTTAGATATTAGTTATGAGGATGAGAACGCTATTAAAGGTGTTGGTATCAGAATTAGAAACTGGGAACAACACGCTCCTATTCCTCAAGTATCAGAAGACATGCAAGACGTAGACGGTATTCAAAAGTACATCGAGAAATGGCTGTTAGCGCCACTAAGACGTAACTTTAACAAAGCGTCTCAAAAAGAACTTGATATACTTGCAAACCCAGACCCATTCTCACATGATGTTGAAGATGCGGAAAGTGACGATAAACAAGATACAGAGTAGGTGATTGTATCTTGAAATCAATTAAACAGCAACAAGAAGAGAATTTGATGAGGCGTGTTGCTTACTGGCGACACAACCCTCACAAGTTCGTAGAAGAATATTTGGCACTTAAACTATTCTTATATCAGAAGATACTGATATACTTAATGTTTAAATTCCCTAGCTTTGTATTTATCGCCTGTCGTGGTGCTGGTAAGTCTTGGCTTATCGCAGTCTACACAGTAACTCTAGCAATCCTGTACCCTAACATTAGTATTGTGGTTGTATCTGGTACGCAGAAACAATCCAGTATGTTAATGCAGTCTAAGATTGCTGCACTATATAACGCTTCACCAGCAGTTAGACTTGAGCTTGGGGTTCCAGCTCAGTACTCTAAACTTGGTGGTGACAACCCACGTATCAAGTTCCTAAATGGTTCAGTGATATGGGCCGCAGCACCAACCGACTCTGCTCGTGGTATTCGTGCTCAAATCATTGTAGTCGACGAATATCGTATGTTAAAGAACGGTATCGTTAAAAACATCTTTGAACCAATGCTTGTTGGTGGTCAGCGTGAGTTACAATTTAAGCTAGACAACGCAGCGAAATATAAAGATTACGAAGAACAATCTGGTATTATTTACCTATCATCTGCTTGGTATAAAGCTCATTGGTCTTGGAACACTTTTAGTCAACACGTTCGTAACATGGTTGACAACAAGGGTTCGTTTGCAGTATCAATTCCGTACCAAGTACCAGTATATCATGGTCTGACAAGCGTTAAATCTATGTCTAAGATTAAAGATGAAGCTGGGGCCAATATGGACTTCATGATTGAGTATGAGGGCGTGTTCGCTGGTGATACAGAGGGCGGTTTCTTCAAGTTAGAAGACATTGTTAGAAATAGAACCATTCAAAAAACTATGGTTCCTATGACCGATGAACAGTACGCAGAAAATCAACGTTTAAGTAAGCCTAAGAAAACGTGTAACATTAACAAGATTAAAGGTGAGATAAGGGTTATTTCTCTTGACGTTGCCCTTGCTGGTGGGTCAGCCAACGACACCTCAGCCATTATTTTAATGAGACTACTCCCGCATGGAGACTCCTATCACCGACACGTTGCTTACATTGAGTCAGTATATGACACTATAGAGACAGACAAGTTGGCACTTAAGTTCAGACGGTTATTTGAAGATTTTGAATGTGACTATGCAGTAATGGACGCTCAGTCTTATGGTTATGGTGTTTATGACGCTCTTGCAAGCGTTATGATTGATAACGAAAGAGACAAAGAGTATATGCCATGGTGCTCTATCAACGATGAAGCTATGAAGAAGCGTCATAAGAACAGTTCTGCTTTACCAGTCTTGTATACAGTTAAAGCTAATGCTCAGTTTAACAGTGATATTGCTTGGGAACTGAGAAACGCATTTGAACGTGACAAGATTAAATTACCAATCTCTGACATTGAACGCAAAGAACAGATGATAAGTAGCGAGTCTGCTAAGTATCTGTCTATGAGCGAGTATGAAAAAATCAGAGTTTTATCATCTTACCTACAGTCCTCATTACTGACATCAGAAATGGTATCACTTAAGAGTGAGATTGTAGACGGTGGTAAGGTAAGAATTAAAGAATCTGGTAAGAGCACGAAAGACCGATACACAGCTTTAGCGTATGCAAACTATTACGCAGCTGAAATCGAAAAGAAACTACTTACAGAGGAAAGCAATGAAGACGACTACGGTAGCTTTATTGCATTTATCTAATTAAACAGGGGAGTGGAAGATGGTTAATAACAACAACAGACGTAATTATAGACAATCTCGAAAAAACAAACCCTTGTTTGATGTTTCCGAGTATAGTAGAAACTTAAACACTAACAATTACGCTAAGATTGGTCAAGACTTCAAACGAAGATTATCTGGACTACAAAACGTAACTGTTACTGATTCAGTATTAGACGGTTACTTGCGTGACCCGTTGGCGAACTACATCAATATAGCTCAAGCAGCTATCAACTTAGCTTTCCGAGAGGGAGAAGTTAAAAACTGGTTGAACTATATTGTATCGTTACCAACGTACAACCACAACATTTTTGCGGTTCCTAACGAAAAGAGTAACTATGAAACCAGTGCAACGGTTAAAGATTATATTGACGTTGCCAACTACTTAGATAAGTACGACATCAAAACGTATGCACCGTACTTTATCGAAAGAACTTTGATTAACGGTATGTCTTTCTTCTATGAAGTTCAAAACACATCAGGCGTTGCCTATTGGGAGTTCCCAATTAGTATGTGTAGAATCTATATGGTAGAAGATGGTATTTATAAGTGGTGTATTGACGTAACTAAGTTACAACAAGACATCATTGACAACCCACTCTTCCCTAAAGATATTCGAGAAGCTAAGCTAAAAGAAGACAAGACTAACCCAGAAGAGTTCTATGAAAATAAATGGTACTTAGTAAAGAATAAGAAAGCAGTTGCTTTCTGTTTAGACCAATCTGTTATTAGTAACGGTGGTATTGCTACTTCTCATTTGTTACCATTCTTAAAAGATATTACTAGTTTACAAACTGCTAAAGCCAACATTGATATTAAAAACAAGGTTGACGCTGTACGTTTGATTCACGGTAAGATTCCAAAAGACAAAGACGGTAAGATTACCGTATCCGCTAAGGACGCAGCAGAGTGGAACAAGTTACTTAAGAACGGTATCCCAGAGGGTATTGACGTAGTAACTACTCCTTTTGACATGGATAGTATTAACTTATCAGGTGCTGCAAATGCTAAGGCTTACGACACTGTTAAAGACGCAAGCCGACAACTCTTCCAAGGTGCTGGCGTATCAAGTCAGCTGTTCGGTGATGATACTGATAGCTCAGTCGTTATCAAGTTCTCTATCACCAAGGATATTTCTTGGACATTGAATATGTTCCTACCTATGCTTACTAAATATTATAACAAAGTATTGTCAAATGTCAAGACCGAAAGCGGTATGACATGGAGAATACATTTCTTGAGACAGTCCAATATGACATTGGACGAGGACGTTAAGCGCTACAAGGACGCTATTACGGTAGGTGGTTCCAGAACTGACTACTTAGCTTCCATGGGCCAATCTCCATTAGATGTTTATTCTAAACTTCTAACGGAGCAACAAGTTCTGAATATTGACGCATTGATGGTTCCAAAAGAATCGTCTTATACCATGTCTGGAAAATCATCTAGTGGTTCCTCTGACGCTGAGGTAGGCAGACCCGAAACATCAGAGCCAACAGACGATACAGATAGACTACGTAGTGCTCAATAAAAATAGGTAGGGTGGTTACAATTAAGGAAACTAATGTATTAAGACTACCAGCGACTTATGAGTTGCAACTTCAAGACTCAGACGATAGATTTCAAAAAGTCAAAGTTTGGGTTGCCCATACTGGAGAGAACTTAAATCATACATCTTTCGACAGGGAAACGTTAGAGGGTATGTCTAAGACCTTACCTTATACCCCAATCGTGGGTTACATTGAGCCTAACAAGGAAGAAGATGATGATTTCAGTGACCACCGACAGAAAATCACTGTAACTGTTGATGGGGTCAAGATTGAATATTCATGCGTTGCCTATGGGTTTGTCCCAGAAGACGCTAACGCAAAGATAGAATATAAGGACGGGAAAGAATGGTTAACCTGTATTGGTTACGTTTGGACTAAGTTCTCAAAAGCTATGAATATTTTCGAGTCTAGTAACGGTACTAAGAGTCAATCAATGGAAATTGATAACGTATCTGGTCATGTTGACTCAAGTGGTTTATTCCATATTGAGGAC